TGCGAAGAGCTCAATCGAAAGATCCGAAGGATCTCTTCGATACAAGGAGTTCAACAATTACGTTGGTATGATATCTTTCATACAGGAGCCCGGTCTAAAGTTAAGAACCGTGGCAAATCCTTTCCCGTCGTATCAGTTGGCTCTCTCGAGACTGGGTAGGGGTCTTTATGACCTCCTACGCAAGATCCCTGAAGATTCAACTTTCAACCAGGATGCGGCTGTTGTAGATGTGCAGAACTATCTTCGTGAGGGTAACCCTCTTATGTCGATCGATCTTGCATCAGCTACTGACACCTTCCCTTTCTCTGTCACTCTTCGAGTGTTAGAGTCACTTGGGTGTAATGCTAATGACCTGGATTTATTCCAATCGGTGTCACGTGGTACATGGTCATCTCCTGTTGGAGATATATCATGGACGAACGGACAACCTTTGGGAGTTTATCCATCATTTGCTGCTTTCGCCTTATCTCACCATGCTATAGTCAGAATGGTTAAACCAACTTTCTATAGGATTCTTGGTGATGATATTGTGATCGATTCAGAATCTGGGATTCGTCTCCGATCTCTGTATGCACAATTACATCTTACTATATCTGAGGATAAAAGTATGAACTCTGATTCACTTTGTGAATTCGGAGGACGTCTGATAACCAAGGATCGAGTATATGTACAACCCAAGTGGAAACGTGTCTCTGACGACTCTTTTGTTGAGCTCGCCAAAGTCATGGGACCGGGTATTATGAAAATTCTAACCAAAGAACAAACCAGACTGATTGAGATTCTAGGGGTTATACCCCGCGAACTCAGTCCCTTTGGACTTGGTTGGAATCCTGAAGGTCTCTCTTATAATGAGAGAGTTCTTAGGGCCACTCCATTACTGGAGTGGCTGTATTCGCCAAAACTCACTTCTGTGGGTTCACCCGAATATATAGGTAATCAAGAATTGGAAATCCAAATCGCGTCTAGGACGCAGTTTGGTACCTTTCTTGGTCCTAACTATAACGGAGAACACGATCCTCTATTTGGGGATCTAAGTGACGACAGAAACTATGTTTCTGAAGCGGGTCTTATGCTTAAACTGGATATCAGATCGTACGATATCCAATCAGAGTATGAATCTGACTGGAAAGTAGTCAATGAAGTTCAAGGTGGAGACCCTAGGTCTTCTACAACTAGGCGTGTCATAGAACACGCACTCAGTCGATTGGCTGAAGGTTCCTTCGATGAATTACACCCTTGGGTGGAGTTCAAGTAGGCGTCGGCTAAAAAAGTTCCGGGCTAGGCCAGCGAAGAGCCTGTCGATTAGCGCTTCGCGGTCAACAATCAAATAATCGACTACACACGTAGAAGCTGGC